TCGTGCAATTTTTTGAACTATCGGATGTGGATGGTTCTGTAAAAAATTTTTAGTAAATGATGGAGAATTTGTTTTTTCGGTTCGGTCAAATGGGAGGTGAAGTTTTTCAAAGACTTTCGCAATTGAACGTGCAGCCCATATTTGAGTATCTACTCCTGTTTCTTTTTTTACTATTTGTAAGCATGCTTTTTCTTCTGTTAATAGTTTGTTTTTTAATTCAGTCGCTGCTTGGATATCTACTCGAACGCCTAAGAATCGCATATCAACGAGGCAAGGAAATAATTCAGTCTCTAATTCAAAAATAGAATTTATATCTTGTTGATCTATTTCTCTTTTTAATATTTGCCATAACTCTAATGTTATAGATGCATCTTTTTCTGCATACTGACCTACGTACATAGCAGGTAATTTATACATTTCACCTTTTGCATCTACACCCCATTCTTTTGCTGCTGCATACAAAGCTGCTTCATCTTTAGTAGATCCTGTATATTTTTTAGAACAAGTATTTAAATCATAACGCATTTGATTTTCGTCACATAATCCTGCGGCTATCATCGTATCAACTATCTTACCATTAATAGTTAAACCCATAGATCTTAACCAACATACGTCATACATTGCATTGTGAAATATTTTTGTGGCTGGTGTTTTTAAAATATCTGTAATCCAGTTTAGAACCATTCTAAAGTCCATATTACCACCACCTTCATGTGCTATTGGATAGTATCCTGACCAACCCTCTACAGCCACAGCGATACCCACAACTTCTCCATTTTTAATAATAGATCCTGATCCCATTTTCATAAGGTCTGGATCTTTTGTTTCTAAATCAATTGCTATTTCATCTCTGTCCGATAAATCTGGAAACTCTGTAGGTGGCAACCATTCTGTTTGCGGTTTAAATATTGGTTTTTGCATTATGAATAGTCCCTTTCTAATATCATCTCTAGATAATGTATTGCTTTTTGTATATCTTGTTCTTTTCCTTTAGATTGATGCCTGCAAATATATTTTATAGCATTGCCTTCTGCAAATAATAATTTATTCTCATTAATAAATTCTGCGGGTTGAATTTTCATCGATCGATAGTGCTTCCCGCCTACCTGGTCTTCTAAAGAATTATACGTTGTTGATTTAAACATATCTTTATTTGTCATAGTACCTCCTGCATTGGATAACATTTGTTTTCATCTTTTGGTCTTATGATATGTAAATGTTCTTTAGTTCTAGTTGCACCCACATAAAATAATCTTGTTTCATCATCTTGGTTTTTATTGTATGATTTTTTTGTATTGTGTGTAAGATCAGTAAGTAATACTACGTTATCTTCTTCACCACCTTTTGCACTGTGTATAGTTGATAGTTTGATCCGTGGTTCTTTGTTCAACATCTCACCATTACGTTTCATACGTCTTATATAATTAATTCTTTTTTGTCCTGCTTGATCAAATGCTTCATACCAAATTTCTTTTGTTCCAAGTCCATAGTCTTTTTGCAATTGATCTAAACTATATAAACTATTTTTTACCATTGATTTTAATTTATCCTTGTTCCATTTTTCTTTACTAATGTATTTTGAAATACCCTCTATCTGTTTTGAATCTAACATTTGTCCTTGAATTAAATGCTCCCAGTTTAGAGCTGCTTCTTGAATATCTTTTTCATATAACTTTTTAAATCTATTTTCATAATAAAAACCTTTATCTCTTATTGTATCTTCTAATAAATCCAACATAGATCTAGTTCTAGTTAAGACCAACCATTTACCTGATGACATATCTACATCTTCAAAACTATCATATGGTGTAAGTCTTCCTTCATGTTGTTTTGGATTCCAGTTTTTATCTATTCTATTGTTGACTCTACCAATAATAGAACTTGCTAACTCATGTATTTTTCTTGGCACTCTTCTTGATTTAGTTAGTGGTAAAGGTTTTCCTTTTTGTGTAATAAAAGAATCTACATCTGCACCAGCCCATCTAAATATTGCTTGATCATCATCACCTGCAATATAAGAGTCAACTGTTTTATCCCATATTGTCTTGACCATATCCCATTGCATTAAAGATAAATCTTGTGCCTCATCTACAAACACCACATCAAAGTTTGGTGATTTATCTGACTTGATAAATTTTAAAATCATGTCGTTGTAATCTATAAGATTGTATTCTTTTTTATATCTGTCTAGTTCACTGGCTAAGTGTATTAGTGTTTTATATTCAACATCTTGATTGTGTTCTTTTAAATTATATTGTTTATCAATACTAATGTTTCTTAATTTTGCTAAATGTATAATTCTAAGATAATCACTTTTAGTTGTGAACAATCCTGTTTCCTCTTCATCATAATCGTTATAATCTAAAAATAAATTTTCTTTTCTACCTAGATCCTCGTAGTGTCTTCGTTGCATGACTTGATTCTTTTTAATACCTAGCATTCTAAACGCTAAAGAGTGTAGTGTTCTAAAGTATGGTAAATCATCTTCAGATAAATTAAACTTATCCATTGCTCTACCTTTTGCTTCATTAGCTGCTTTCTTTGTAAAAGCAAAATATCCAATACGATCTGGGTTAGTTGTTTTTAAATAGTCATCTACCTTTTCCAAAAGAGTGTGAGTCTTACCTGTACCTGGTGGGCCTAATACTATTGTTCTCATATTAATACGGTGACTCCTCTTTTAATTTTCTTTGTGTGTGAGTGCTTTCTGGTTTTTCAAAAGCATCTACTACCATAATAGTTGGTCTCTTCTTACCAATAATAATTCTATCATCTTTACAACTACAATATTCTTTTAACATCTGTTGAGTGACCTGTGGTTTCTCTGGCCATTTTTTTCTTTGTAGATGTCCGTGATAAAATTTGTGAAATATAAATTTGTGTTTGCCTTCTTCTGTATAAACATTTCCATTTAGTATATCTTTCTTTGTAGTCTCTGCAGCAGTTCTATTTGTGCAGAACTCCTCTAAATGTTCTTTCAATTGATCTACTATTGATGATCCCTCTGGTGCTTTTATTATTTCTACACCTTGTAATAGTTGATCAACATATGTTTCAAATTCTTTCACTGTTACTCGTTTTGGTTTTTTATTTATTTGTTTTGCAACAGTTCGTCTAAATAATCTTTGTTCTATTAGATAGTCTATGTTATCTAACTTAACTCTCTCACCATCTACATTAACCCAATAGTAAGGTTCATCTAATTCTACTTTTTGTAAATCAGATAAAATTGGAAATACAGACTCACCACCAATACCAAACTTTCTAGTTCTACATAATTTTTTATCACAATGATTACACATTGGATCTTCGTTACATTTAAAACCTAAATCTTTACCATCGTTAAATTTTATTTTGCCTTGAACTATTTTATCATCTAAAGGTCCTTCGGAGTGTTTCTCAAAATACTTATAATTAAATGCATTTATCTTTCCTTGCCAACTTTCTGGCCATTTTCTTTTTGCATATTGTATGTATTGATAAAGTATTCTATCTCTGCCGTCTTTTATTTCTGTTTGTGTTATTGATTCTAAACAAGGAGGACCATCACCAAATTCTGACTCTGGTCTTTTTATTTTTAAATTTTCTAATTGATCTGGGGTTATTTTATTTAATTGATATAAATTAAAAAAACCATCCAGACTAACAGCTTCTGCATTATCATTGAAGCAATATCTTGTTGTATTTTTACAATTAAAGTATGGTAAATTAAGAAAGTTTCCTGTATCATCTTTGGATTTTAATTCTACTTGTTTTGGAAAAACTTCTGATCCACCATAACCTAACACTGCACTAACTGATACTAATTTATCTCGCATTAGTTTTGCTTCAACAGGAACTGTTGTAAAACAAAATACATGTGCACCACCTGATTTAGATCTAAATACTAACAGTGGTAAATTTAAATTTTTAATTTTATTTATTAATTTTTTGTGATCAAAACCTGCATAAGAATCTATATCTATACATCCCCATTTACATGTATTATCATCTGTAATTGGTATAATACCTAGACTAGGTTCAATACCATTTAAGTGATTGTGCCACATTTTTTCTGTGACGATATCTCTTTGTACGAAAGATTTACCTTTTATCTTTTGACCATCGGCACCTTTCCTATCCACATAAGTGACGCCATGAGCTCTATTCAAGCCCTGAAATATTTTAATAAACTCTTCCATAATTTTTAAAGGGCGGATCCACTCTCGCTTCGCCGCCCTCTACCTAGGATTTTATCTAGTATGGCGATTTTTCTGTTTGTTCAGTTTCACCTTCGTGCTTAACTTCAACCTCACCTTTGCTAATACTAGCGGCAAAGTCTTTAGCTATCTTATAAGATGACTGATCTTTAACAGGTCCAGTTTTACTGATGTCCCAACCAAACCATGATCCTTTGTCATTTGTCAATTGAACTGACTTTAACTTATAAACATGGCTGAATGTTGGCGGAGTGAATAAACCTTTTTCACCCTGCATTTTAATTGACATCATCATAGAGTTCCAACTTCTACTTACCTTTAGTTGTGTTCTAGTCATTGACACCAACGCGGTAGATGGAACAGTTCCAAGAACTACAACAAAATGATTTGCTGTATTCTCAAGATAATTACCATTTGGTAATACATCTCTGTTCATCTGATCTCGTTTAGTTGTTTTTACAATAGGATCATCTACTGCATGTATACTAACAAGACCTCCTCCTAACTCTCTAGGTTTCCACTGTAGGTATTTTCTTTCATAAGAACAAGGTAAAACCTCTATACCTTTTGCACCATCGAACAATTCTTTAGTGACAGAGTTTAATATCATTCCAGGTTCTGCACCTTGAACGTATTTACCAGCATCTCTTTTATTTACCTCTGGAGATAACTGACCCAAAACTTTTATAAAAGGTAAAGCAAGATCCTCTTGCTCTATGTTTTGAGAACCTACATTTGCATCAGCTTCAAATATATTAGCAGCCAAAGCACCTGTTTGTTTCTTAGCTATGTTTGTTTCGTTTTTCATATTTATTTTTTCCTTTTTATTGTTGTCTTATTTCCAACGAATACGCTGAAAATTTCCGCTGGCATAGGTTTCCCTGCCTCAATACGCTCACGGACTAGCGCTTTCAGAGTCATGGGTTCAACCTTTAATTTCTGTGTTGGTTGAAGTCCTC